GCAGCAGCGGCAGGTGCCACCGCTGTTTCGTTTCTCCCATGGCTTACCGAATGGGTAAGGCTTATCACCGCGCTTATTGGCTTAGCCTGCGCCTGTTACGGAGCCTATAGGCTGTTCAAATCCAAATGAAAAACACGAAAACAACTCTCGCCGGTGTAGGTGCCATCCTCGTCGCTGTTGGTGGGGCTCTTAAGGCCCTGTTCGACGGTGACCCGACAACCAACCTCGACCTGACTACCACCATCGCCGCGGTGACCGCTGGTATCGGCCTGATCTGGGCCAAGGATGCCAAGGAAGCCGAAGTTACCAAGCCGTGAACTGGGTCTACCAGATCCTCAAGGCCCTGCTTGATTGGCTCCGCGAAACACCACCTACCGATGTGCAACATGGTAAAGCACCTAATGATCTCAAGGATGATCTGGCTGCTCGTGTTGCCGATCTGCCTGGGTTGCCAGCAGACGAAGGTGGTCCTGGTCCCTTCCGGTGATCCGGTGATGCTGGCCAAGCCTACAACGGCCAGCGTCTACGGATTCGACAAAGATAAGAAGCTGGTGGGACCATCCAAGGTGGTGCTGCCGGCAGGTTGGTACGTTTTACCGAAGAACTGATATGGGAACACCACTCACAGGCAGTAGCGTTGCATCGACCTACACTGGCCTACTCAAGAACTCCGACAACTCCACCGTAGGCGCAACGCTCAAAGCCATCAGCGACGGCAGCGGCAATGACTCCGCACTCCAAGTCTCCAACGCCGCAGTCAATACCACCGGAGACTTCAGCGTAGCCACTAACAAGCTCACAGTAGCCTCTGCAAGCGGTAATACGGCTGTTGCTGGCACTTTGGCCGTCACCGGGGCTACCAACCTCTCAAGCCTCATTACAAGCGGTGCAGCGACCATAGGCGGTGCGCTCAATGTCACCGGAGCAACCACGCTAACAGGTAACCTCACGGTCCCAGGAAACCTCGCGGTCACCGGAACCTCCACCCTGACCGGTGCCACCGCTGTTACCGGTACCCTCGGAGTCGCGGGAGCAAGCACACTAGCAAGCGTTGGAGTCACCGGAGCCGCTACCGTTGGGACAACCCTCGGAGTCACGGGAGTCTCTACGTTGGCCAGTGCTGTTGTTACGGGAGCGGCCACAGTGGGCACAACCCTCGGAGTGACCGGTGCGACCACGCTAACCGGTGATCTTGCAGCCAACGGTAACACCACGTTGGGTAATGCAGGAACCGACACGTTGATTCTCAACTCGGACAACATCACGGCTCCCAACATCTCAACTGTTACGGTTGATCTTGCCGCCGATAAGGTGCTGATAACTGATGCGAGCGATTCCAGTAAGGTTAAGGTTGTTACCGCTAGTTCGTTGGGTATAAGTGCGACAACCGCTCCTCAAGTAAAACAGACTCTCTATCAAGACTCCACCGCTGGTGCGAGTCCGTTCGTTGCCACAAGTGCTGGATCAGGAACTGAGATAACGGTGCTTACCACATCGATTACTCCTAGGTCTATAGCCTCAACGGTGTTGGTTACTATAGCGGTAAATTACTCAGGAACAAATATCAATTACGGAGCATTCAGGATAACTCGTAATGGAACAGAGATTGGATCAAATAACATTGGATCCAGTTTATACGGCATTGCTCCTTTTACAGGAATTGGTCCTTACAGCTCCGAATTCTTTAACAGTCAGTTCATTCAGATTCTTGATTCACCTGCATCCGCATCCGCTGTGACTTACAAGATTCACTTGTACGCAACTGGTGCTACGTTCCCGTCAATGTGGGTTAACAAGACGTATCAAGATGTTCTAAGTGGAACAAACTCATCTTCCGCTGCCCGAGTCAGCTCCTCAATGATCTTGCAAGAATACTTCGCATGAAACCCTCCGAAGCGGCTCAGGCGGCTTGCGACAAGCTGTCGTTCACAGACTCGGCCACCATCGCGTTGGCCAAGAAGTTCTGTATCCGCCGCTACTCGATGATCTGGGATTCCTGCCTGTGGAACGATACCCTCGGCATTATCTCTCATCCGGTCACCGCCGGAACTGAGATCGTCACCCTCTCCGATTACGTCACCTCCGCCTACGCTTCAGGGACCGGTTACAATACCTTCATCGACTTCCCCGTAGCCATTCGCTTCACGGTCACCGGAGATACCGATGGCATCGAAGTTCCCGCCGCGGAATGGGTCTCGTTCTTCCAGCTCGATCCCAACACCTGGAACAACGTCGATAGCCGTAAAGCCACCCCCGGCAACTTCGTTAACTGGACCCGGCTCATTGGTGGAGCTTATGGCGAGGCCGGTGTTCCGCGTATCAAGCTCGTTCCCACGCCCAATGCCGATGGCACCCTGTTCATCCTTGCCAAGAAGCAGTCGCAGATGCGGCAGTTCGGTGAGGCGGTCACCATCTCCAACGATACCAACTTCGAGCTGCGAGGCGTAGAGAACGCTCTAATGGCCTACACCGAAGGCGATCTTCTCGAATACTCTCGGCAGTACGGCAAAGCCCAAGCCAAGTTCCAAGAGGGAGCCGCTCAGGTCGCCATCATGAAAGACATGGAACGCGGCCAACAACAGCAAATCAGCCGCATCATCCCAGATAGCTTGTACGATTACACGTTCCAAGACATCCTGTAATCCGCCATGCCATTCCAATCCTCAGATGCTCTCGATGACCAGATGCTTCTGGATGGAAGCACTGGGTTTTCGACCGGCGTAATTTCAGCCACTCGTCCCGATGGCATTCCTGCAACCAGCATGGAATCGGCCATCAACATGGACTATGACGACTTCGGCAATCTCGTCACCCGTCTAGGAGCCGTTTCACTGGCAGGCAACAGCATCACCGCCAACTGGGAAGACGTCATCACCAACTGGGAGTCAACGACTTCCAACTTCGGCAGCAATCTTCCCATCAACGCGACGGTATTGTCCGGATTTTACTTCGACACAGCCGCATCCGAACGCCTCGTCATCGCTGTTAATGACCTTAGCACCTCCACCAAGAGCCTCTACTACGGGTCACCCGGCGTTTCCTACAACCTGATTTCGGGATCAACGCTCAACGCTTCCGCTTCCTACGTCTATTTTGCGCAATTAAATGACAAATTGTTTTATTCGGACGGTCTCGGAACGCTGAAGTACGTCTCAAGCGCGAACCTCAACAACTCGACCACAGCCGGCAAGATCAGCCGCATCGATGTAATCAATCAGGGGTCCGGTCATAACTCTGTCCCCACAATAACCATCTCCGCGCCTCCCAGCGGCATCACGGCTACGGCCACTGCGGTTGTTGCTAACGATGGTAATCTCGTATTCATAACGATCACCAATCCCGGCAGCGGTTATGTCACCGCTCCAACCGTTAGTGTTTCGCCAGCAAATCAATCTCACGCCAAAGCCTTTGTATCGCTCACGCCTCCTGCCAAACCGATCTTTCTTACCACCCATACCAATCGGTTGTTTGCGGTTTCTGCGGATACATCCATCCAGCCCGATACCCTCTACTTCTCGGACATCCTCGATGGCGAATCCTGGGATCCTCTCGGGTCTCTTCGTATCGGTGGCGATGGCGATCCCATCAAGGGACTCTACTCTTGGTTCGGCTATCAACTCATCGTCTTCAAGGAACGCTCTATTTGGAGCGTAAATGCCGATCCTACGCAGGATGCTGCCGATTGGACCATTTCACTCATCAGCGGCAATATCGGCTGCTCATCGCACCGGTCCATCACCGCGGTTGGTCCTGACGTATTCTTCTTCTCCCGCGACGGCATCCGATCTCTCCAGCAGATCCAAGCCGGTACCCAGACTAGCGTAGGTCTCGCGCTCTCCAGCCCAATCAACGACCTCATCAGTCGCATCGACAAGACCAAGCTCGATCTCTGCGACGGTGTATTCTGGAACAACCGCTATCTGTTGGCGGTTCCGTTCGTTGCCGAGGAACCAGCGATCCTCGGAATCGAAAGCGAATACGCGCTCCTGACCGAAAACAGCCTCGATATCGCCCTCGAAGGGGCACTCAACGAGAACAACGCGGTCATCGTATACCACTCACTGGCCCGCTCTTGGCTTGGATATTGGGACAACTGGATCGTAAACGACTTCATTCCAACCTCGTTCTCAACATTTGGACCCGTCCTCATGTTTGCCGGCGATATCATCTCGGTGTCAGCGGGAGCGGGCCAGGTCTGGTCCTTCAACGATTACCTCCCGAATAGCCGGTTGTCGCCGGTCTCAAGCTCCGCATACACCGATGGCGGTGCGAATTACGAATCCACGGTGATCACCAAGGCTTACAACCTCAACGAACCTATCCCCGACAAGATCGGGTACAGCGTTCAGTTCGCCTTCGATAACCCGTACACCACCGCAACCACGACCGCGGCAGTGTCGTTGGCCAAAGATATGTCGGACACATTCGTAACTCTTGATTCCGCGCTGGCGATCACCTCAAGCCAGAAGTTCCTGAAGGCTTACAACCTGATAAGCCAAGGCCGCTGGAATACTTTGCAATTCAAGGTAACCGCAGACGCTGGTCGCTTGTCTCTGCAATCCACCATTCTCTCTGGCTTCGTCGATTCTGTGCGTCCTCAGCAATGACCGCACATCCAACAAACATTGAAGCGGCCAAGCTACTGCGAGAGCATTGGCCAACCTGCTCGTCATGGACTGAGGATCAGATCCTCAACTGGATCGGGATCTTTAGTTCCAAGAAACTGTTTGGCATTGTGAAGAACGATGAAGGAAAGTGTGTCGGTGTTGGAGCTGTTCGGTTTCTGAACTCCATTGAGGAATCCGAGGATCTCAACAACAACTTCCCAGACGGTCACATCGCGTGGATCGAGATTGCCATTGGCACCGAGCCGTATGCGGTTCAAACCCTTTGGTTGGCCATGATGCGGTTGTGCTCTAAAAACGTCACTAAGCTGGGTGGTTTAAGAAAAGGCATTAACCGATTGTACGATTTTGACAGGTACTTCAAACTGATTATGAACGAAAGGATTTCCTATGGGCGCATCATATGAGGCACCGAATTTAGCAGCCGCTAACAGAGAGGCTGTAGAAGCCCAAGCTGAAACGTATCCAAAGCTAAGGGCATTAGATGCAGCCGCTAGGCTTGGAACATCCGTTACTTATGACGGAAAGGAATACGATTTTAGCGGTGCTCAAAAAGATAAAGCTGGTAATATCATTGGCTACAAGCCAATTGGTGATGTTCAGATAGCTGAAACATTTGCAAGGGCTGCTGCTGCAATTGCCCCTGAGCTTACTGGCAAACAGCTTGATCTTGCAAAGCAGTATGGAACCCAGTTTGCCCAACAGCGTCGAAACGAGCTAGAGGCTCTTGATCCTCGGAAGTTCGATCTCTACGAGCAGTTCCTCAGCGATGTTAAAGGGGATGCCGCCGCTCCGGATACGCGGGTAGAATCGCCTACCTACGAGAGGGTTGGAATGCCTGGTGCCCAACAGGATACAGGGGCTTCTCAGTTGATCCGTAGCGAGCTTGAACGTCAGATCCAACAGGGTCTTTCTCAAGTTGGCACTCTGGATCCAAGCATGGAGCGACGAGTCCAGCAAGCCGCTCGCGCTCGCGGAAGTTCCATTGGCAATGTTCTTGGCAATCCTTCGGCTCTTCGTGAGTCGCTTGCAATTCAAGACGCTCTTGGTAACGCCAATTCTCAACGCTGGAACGCTGCAATGGGCTTGCTTCAGAGCGGTCAAAGCACGAGCGACACTGCCAATCGGAACGCTCAGGAAGCCTTCCAGAACATCCTCGCGGCCACCGGCCAGCGGAACACCGCGGCGCAACAGAGCTTTGCAGGCCAGATGGCTTCGCAGCAGCAGATGCTGTCCGGTCGCCAGCAGAACATTGCCAACGTCCAGTCCGCCCTAGGACTCCAACCGGTCTCATCCCAAGCCGCCCAACTAGGTGGTCTTCAGCAGGGTGCCTCTCCGTTTATGACTCCTCAGCTAATTCAGGGTGCCCAGCTATCTAGCCCTGGAGACCTGATGAAGATGGGTAGTAACTTTGCGCTCACAAACGCTCAGAACCAATACACATCCGATCAAGCGAACTCCTTCATGAATCAGTTCAAGGGGTATGCAGGTGCGATTGGTAACCTTGG